GAGCGTTATGTCTACGAATTGAGGCGTAGCCCTGATGGCAAAGCCCTCCAGGAATCCATTAAAGGACCCGTTAAACATATTGATCGGTAGATCGTTAATAACGATAGGTTCACCAAAGAATACGTTAATCAGCTTATTACGCTCGGCATCGGGTAGCTCCGAGTTATCCAGTCTAAAAGTAATGGCCTGTAGCTGCTCACGTGGGACGGCCCGGAGGCCTAATTCACGATCCATAACGTCGTTTACATCGCTGAGGTTATGCAGGTTAGAGCTAACGCTGCGCTGGTAACGTCCATAATTAGCGATCGAGGCGGTATCTAATGCCGTGGCCTGATTGGCGTAATTGTTGCCGTAATTGAACACCAGCGAATTACGGATCTTGCCTATTTGTAGGATTGACTTAACGCTGGATGGGATAGCGTAATTGGCTGATATGGTCGTATAGCCGTTCGCCGATAGATAGGCGGTTCTATGATCTGCATCTGCATAACAGACCCGGCCTGCCTTGTCCTCGTAGATATTGCCGAGTGCGCTTTGAGCGATCTGAGCGCATAGGTTGTAGCTGCTAAACGGATCGGCTGATCGTGAAATCATTTCATAAAGTCCAGGCTGGTCAATTTCGCCCAAGCCCACGTTCTCGGCATTGGCCCAAGTAGTCGTAGGGTCGTAATCCTGCCATTGTAGGGCCGGGGCTACCTCGAACCAGGAGTTAATCAATAGCTCGTTTAGAATGTCAAAGATTTGATTACCATCCTCGGTTTTTGGCAGGGCATCCGGGAACAGCGCCTTGGTCAATTTAGCCAGGGAACCTACTGCCAAAATGTTACCGATTGTTATAAAACCGACTTCCTCAGGCGAGCGTACGGATATGCCAAAGTCCGATACGGTGCCACCGAATACGGGTACATATGTACCGGAGCTGTTCTTTAGTTCTAAAGTCAAAATGTCGGTTACATCGATATCAAAAGCTGTGTTATCTATGTTTACGATTTCCATACGGGCATACCCGGCGTTGCATTGCAGATCGATATCATCGCGGCCGGTGGCCATATTTACGCTTAGGACATTGGTGTAAACCGTGGTGCCCACGGTAATACGCCATTCGGGTAACCAGGTACTCACGCTATGTATACCCCGGAGCCACGATTGACCGCAGTACCTCTATATGTGGATTGATTAAGTACGTCCTCGATAACTCGAGCGATAGCCTCGGGATCTCCCACGGCGGTATTAATAGTTACCTCTACCTTTTGATTATAGCCCGGTCCATAGTTCATCGTAGGGCTATAACCGCCTAGATCCTCTTTTTGTGCATCTGTCAAAGTAGGGAATAGGTCAAAAATGTTTACGTTTTTCTTAAGTCCCTTAGTGGCCTCTGCCATTTTCTCGACGGTATCTAAACTCTTTGTAGCCGGAATAAGTGAACCTACGCCGCTTGAGGTAAGCCCTCCGGCGTTACCACCTGTACCGACCTTGCCCAATAATGCGATGTATTCCTGTAACGCCTTTAGTCGAGCATCGTCTGCTAACTTTTGTGCCTTGGCTACCCGGTCGATCATAGATAACTCAGCAGATTCGCGTAATAGCGTGGCAGTTGTAGCTGCGCTGGTGGTCTTACTAATAGAGGCTAAACGTGCTATCTCGGTTAATTGAATCTGTACGCGCTCGCTGTAGGATTCCTTGGCGGCTAATTGACCAGCGGCGGTTATGGCAGCGTTGTACTTCTTGAACGCCTCTTCACGTGCCAGTTCTTTATCGCCTTCGGCCATTTTCGATTTATTAATAGCGGTCAGTTCATTAAGCAGTTGTGTGTTAATCGCCAGAAGGGTTGCATCGCTAACCTCTTTGATACCGGCTAACTTTGCTAAATCTGTGTTCTTTTGAAGTGCGGCCAGTTCGGTAATCTTCTTAAGAGCTAAATCGCCGTTATCTTCTTCGATCGCTTGCAAAGCCTCAAGGCGTAAACGTGTCTCTTTGTCGTAGGTAGCCTTGAGAGCGGCGGCCAATGAGATACGAGTGGTATCAAAGACGGCTGCGGCTTTGGATAACGATAGTTTATTTTTCTCGGCTATTGCGGATTTTCTTTGTAAGGCTAAAAGTTCTTTAGCACGTCTGGCCGCATCGGCTTCAGCCTTGGCCCGTGCCTTTGCATCGGCTTTTTGTGTATCTTGATTGCCAGCCGATAGGGAACGATTACCAAACCCTCCGGCGATTTGACCATTTTTTAATGCGTAAAATTGTTGTAGGTACTCGCCAGCCTTAAGTCCAATAGTTACATCGATGAGGCCAGATACGGCGCTACTGAGTTTATCAATCTTACTGATCGTATCGTCAATCGTCTCGCCGCCTGATAGCGCTGTAATAGCACCAAGCAAAGATTTACCAATCTTCTCGCTGGCGTTCTCGGAGGCTATTGCCAGTTTATTCATCGAGCCTACGTAACTATCAGCAGCTACTTTTGCCTGTCCGGCGAATAAAACCTGTAAGCGTTTTTGTACTATCTCAAAATCCGCAGAGGCCAATTCGGCTTGCGTAAGTCCCAGGTTCAGAGAACGTAATCCTTTGAAATTGCCTACATACGCCTGGCTCAGCTTTTCGCTGGTGCTTGCTAAATCTTCACCAGTGCCGGCCGATACATCCATAGCAAGGTTAAGTAGTTCTTGGCTCTTAGATACTGACCCTGTTACTTGTAGCAATTTCAACATAGCCGGCTGTAACAGGTCTCGATTGACACCCGTGGCAGCTTCGATCTTGTCTATGTATCTATCAATTTCAGGAGTGGCAAAGGCTAGACCAAGATTACGTACGGCGGTAGTTAATTGCGCTACCTCTAACTGTTGATTGGCAAAAGCTTTAATGGCGTTTTTACTATATTGCGCTAAGGCCATTGCGCTAAAAGTTGCACCAAAAGTTTTCGCAAGTGTTTTTACGCTTTTGCCTAATTTATCCGCAGCTGTTTCGGCTTGCTTGAATCCTTTGCCGTCTAACTTCGACCCAATATTAATTACAGGAAGTACCATTATGCAGCCTTACTTAAAGGCCCAGCGGCCACTCGAGCGTTAAATGCGGTAGTAGTTTTATCAATAGCCTTTAGCGCAGCGCCTTCAGCTTTGCCTTGATTTTGTGCCCAGGCTTTAAAGATCAAACGTCCGCGACCTTTTAGGCTGCTCGTTAATTCCGGTAAGTTTTCAATAAAGGTAGCGCCAGCACCTGGGTTTACCGACCGGCTTACTTTGTTACTAGCTCCTCCAGCCTTAGGACCTACCCAAGGTTGTGGACCGTTACGGCCAGCGGTTTCATAGATAGCACCAGCGGCAGATTTATTAAGAATCTTGGCCATAGAGCTAAACCCGTAATCATTAACACGGCCGGGAGACGTTGCATAGGTAATACCCGAACGAACGGTATTTACGCTATAAAATGGAAATTTAGCCTCGCTGAAAGAACGTGGTGCCCAATTACTCATAGGCGCCTCTGCTGGGGCAAAGCCGCGAGCTTTGGCCACTACTGGCTTCATCGCATCAGCTAAATCTTTACGGAGTTGCTTTTCGAGATCAGGAGCAAACGAACGTATGGCTTTGCGTAAATCAACGTTTCCGCGAATTTCTATTGTTGGCATTTTTAGCCTCCTCTGCCTGTTCGTTTAATACCTTTACTAACATCCTGAACATCTCTGTATCTAGATCGAGTATCGCCTGAGGCGCGACCCCTAACCGTATTGATAGCTGTGCTACCAGGTAAGTTAGAGAGCCGCGCCCTAGGCTAAAGGTAGATCGTCTAGTACCTCGACCTTAGCCAAGGTATCTAAAAAGTCTGCCCCAAACGGTTTTACTGTTTCGCCGGATGTGCGTAAGCACTCGTGAGCAAGCCAGTAGACGTCCGATTGCTTCTCGTCATCTCGAAAGGCTTTATGAAAGCCCTTCTTTGCATAGAGTTCAAAGGCGTACTCAATTCGTGGAGTTATCTGATGTTCAGATACCTCACCGGTAGCCCTTGTTATTTTGAGTCGTGCCATTTGATGCCCCTTTTCTAATTGGTTATACGGTTGTGTCTACAACGATTGGTGAGTTGCAGGTAAAAGTGATCGACTGAGTTGAGATATCTCCCACGGCTCCGTTGATGTCTGTGGTGTTGTTCACCAGAATCGTAGTCTGGTACTCAGGGTTCGTTGCCGAAATAGCTGCGCTTGTCTGCTTGAGTGTGATAGGTACAGTCGTACCCCACGCTCCCTGCAAAGTCTGTAGGACTTCACCCGCTGCTGTATCGTTCAGAAAATCCAAAGTTATGGTTGAAGTTTCCAGGCCCTTAGTGAAACGTCTGGAGGCATCGCCCATCGCTGTGATTTCTAATTCTTCGAACACGCGGTTAATCGTGGCCGAGGTTACGTGATCTGAGAGGTCTACCGAGTTAAGGGTTACGACCACTCCATTTGATAAGAATACGGCCATCGCCTATTCCTCGCTTTCGGTTGTTGGTGTTGGTGTTGGTTCGGATTTTACTTTTGCTACTTTGACTGGAGCAGGCTCGTCTACGATCTGCCCAATCTTTCGCAAAAACTTTAGGTCATCCTCTGTATATGGCATTTGTCAGCTCCAGCTCGTGAGAATTGAGATATTAAAATCGGCAGTTAGCAACGTTCCACTTTGTACTTCAAGTACGGATGGTGCGGACATACTGCCAATATTCATAACGATATTTGATGAGGCCAATTTATTAAACACGGCAACGGCTAGGGTCTCTATGCCGTTCAGGTTCCCCTGGTTATCGAACAGAGGCACCGTCATAATAATTTTCAGGTTAGCAAGCGGCGCAATAGTCGCGTATGTATTGTTGCTTGGCGTGATGTAGTTGTCCGCCGGGGCCACGATAACCGAGTTGGCTGTGATCGTTGGCGGAGGAAAGCTAAAAGTGTTCCATTGATTCGGGTTAGCCAAAGCGGTTGCTAGCGTAGCTCGTAGGGTTGTAATCGGTGCGGTCATCAGCTACCCGATC